TGATCGCCGAAGCGCTGCGCTATGGCTTGATTGTTGACAGCGAGCTAATCGCTAAATCGGATCAGGCGTCTGACAAGATTGCGGTGCTCGGGGACGCATTTGGACGTCTTGCAAGACGTCTAGCAGCGGAAGTGGCTCCGATTCTGACGAGCGTTGCCAACACAATCGAACGGGTGATTTTTGGCGCGCCGATTGCGGAACAGATTTCGAGATTGGAGCAAGAGCGGGCGCGCATTGTTGCGCAGTTAGAGCAAGCGAACCGACAAGGTGGATTCGATATCGTTGATCCGTTGACCGGTATGGTCACACGGATGTTGCCGAGCGCGCTGGACGCGGAACTGCAAGCGATTGACCAGCGCCTGCAAGCGCTAAGGCAACAAAGCCAACAATATCAAGAGCGCGCAAGGGAAATTCTTGAAGGGCAAACCCGAACAGGCGCAAACGAAGCGGAGTTGCGGCGGCAGCGCGCGGCCGAAGACATTGCTAAACTGCGCGAGACGTTCGACGCAAGGCTACGAATCGAGCGCGAATACCAGGAACGGCTGGATCGCATCCGCCGGGCGGCTGAAACTGGCGCGATCGATCCTGGGCAGAGAAGGGAACTCGAAACCCAAGCGCTGCGCGCTCGCGAAGAGGCGCTGCAGAGACTTGCGCGATCGGGAAGCGACGCCGAGGAGCGTCGAATTGACGCGCTTCGTCGACAGCTTGAGCTTGCGAGTCTGGTCGACGAGCGTGAACGGTTTGTCGCCGAGCGCGTAGCGGGGTTGACTGGCGAACAGCGTATTGAAGCAGAGCGTCTCGCGAACGCGCTGTTTGACCTTCAGCAGGCAAGGAGAGAAGAGAACCAAGCGCTTAGCGAGATCGCGCGTCTCTACGACGAGACGCGGACGCCCATCGAGCGTTACATCGAAGCGCTGGAACGTCTTGGCGAACTGCGACCGCTGCTGGAAGTCCGATTCGGCATCGAGGGTGCAAGTGAGATCATCAGTCGGCGTGCGGAGGCTCTTGTTGACATTCTCAACAAAGCCGAGAACCAGGCAGGCAAAACAAACGACGTCGCAAGACAGTTGGGCTTTACGTTTGAGAGCGCGTTTGAGGATGCGATTTTGCGCGGACGCAAGTTGTCGGAGGTGCTCCAAGGCATAGCGACAGACATCGCGCGCATCTTCATCCGCCGCACGATCACAGAACCGATCGCTAATTGGTTCGGCGGGTTGTTGGGCGGTATCTTTGGCAGCGCCAAAGGCAACGTGTTCGATCGAGGCGACTTGGTGCCGTTCGCGCGCGGCGGCGTGGTGGATCGGCCTACAATCTTTCCGTTTGCGCGCGGCATCGGATTGATGGGCGAGGCCGGGCCGGAAGCTATTATGCCGCTGGCACGTGATTCGCAAGGTCGTCTCGGCGTGCGCGCCAGCGGCGTGTCACCAGTCATCAACCAGACGATCAACGTCAACGTGTCTGGTGGCGGTGTTAGCGACATGGTCGAGCAACAGCGTCTTGCGCGTGAGATCGGTCGGCTGACGCGAGCTGGCGTCATTGCTGCGATCCAGGAGCAGCAGCGCGCTGGCGGCTTGTTAAGGCCTAGCCCACAGATGGTGTAGCGATGCCTGCCGTGACTTTCACGCCGCCTCGTCCGCCACGGATCGATGCGACGCGCGTCATGCAACCGCGCGTGATCGTGGCGTCATTCGGCGATGGCTATTCGCAGCGGACGGGGGCGGGTCTGAATACGCGGCCGCAAAGCTGGTCGCTGACGTGGGGGCCAATGAGTGCAGCTGACATCGACGCAATCGAGGCGTTTCTTGCGGCGCGCGGAGGCGTGGAACCGTTCCGTTGGACGCCGCCGCGAGCGTCTTCGCCGCGCGTGTTTGTCTGCCAGGAATGGCAGGTTGTCGAGCGCGGTGCATCGCTTGCGGAGTTGACGGCGCGCTTTGATGAAGTGTTCGACCTGGGAGCGTGAGCGATGCCGCCGGTGCAATCCGTAGCGCAGCAACCAGCCGCTGATTCGCTGGTGACGCTGTATACGCTCGACGCAACCGAGCAGGTCGGCGAGGTGTTTCGCTTTGTAGCGGGCACAGATGAACAACGGCAGCCCATTCGCTTCCAGGGCCACGAGTATCAGCCGTTCCCGATCGAAGCGGAGGGCTTTGCGTGGTCGGGTCGTGGAACGCCACCACGGCCGAAACTGCGCATCTCAAACATCGGCGGCATTGTTGGGAGTCTGCTCGGTCCGGGCGGCGATCTTATCGGCGCGCAATTGACGCGGCTGCGCACGTTCAAGCAGTTCCTCGACGGTGAGCCAGGTGCTGATCCGAACTCGCACTTCGAGCCGGATGTGTGGCGTGTTGAACGCAAGACGCGGCAAGACCCCGTGATGGTGGAATGGGAGCTCGCGTCGGTTTTAGAGCAGGAGGGCCAGCGCATTCCAGGTCGCCAGATGCTGCGCAATCTGTGCACGCACATATATCGGCGGTGGAATGGAGCAGAGTTCGACTACACAGACGCGACGTGTCCTTACACTGGCACGGCTTATTTCACTGAAGCTGGCGTCCCTACCAGCGCGCCACACGATCGCTGCGGTAAGCGGCTAGGCGACTGTCGTCTTAGGTTTGGCGTCGGCGGAGTGTTGCCGACGCGAGCTTTCCCTGGGATCAGCACGGTGCGTTGATGTTCGGTCCAGACGTCGAAGCCGCGATCGTCGCGCATGCGCGTGCTGAGTATCCACGCGAGGCCTGCGGGCTAGTGATCAACGGTGCCTATATGCCGGTGGAGAACCTCGCCGAGAACCCGCGCGAGACCTTTATGATCAACGTCGCCGAGACGATGCAGCCTGGCGTGCAAGCGATCGTGCATTCACACCCGGACGGCGATCCGTGGCCGTCGGTGGAAGACATGGCCGGGCAGATTGCAACCGCATTGCCGTGGGGTGTGCTGACTGTCAGTTCAGGCGGCGCTGGTGCGGTTCTGTGGTGGGGACCTGGCGTGCCACGTCCGCCGTTGATCGGTCGCGACTTTCGGCACGGCCCATCAGGCAGTGACGGTCGAGGCGATTGCTACGCGCTGATCCGCGATTGGTTCGCCGAAGAGCGCGGCATTGAGTTGATGGAGTGCCCGCGCAAGGACCGCTGGTGGTCGGACGAGGAGCAGCCGCAGAATCTCTATCTCGACAACTTCGCGAAGGCTGGGTTCAAAGAGATCGCCATTCAAGAGCGGCAGCCGGGCGACGTTGTGCTAGCTCGCGTCATGTCGCGAGTGCCGAATCACGGTGGCATCGTGCTGGCAAACGGGTTGGTTCTGCATCACCTGACGAATCGTCTGTCGAAAACAGAGCCGCTCGGGCGGTGGATGTCGCATGTCACGCACGCGCTGCGCTACGTGGGACCGAGCGATGCTGCGTGATATCTATCTGCACGGTTCGCTGGGTAAGCAGTTTGGTCGGCATCATCGCTTTGACGTCGCTACGCCAGGCGAGGCGGTGCGGGCGTTCTGTTCGCAATATCGCGGATTCCGCGAGGCGTTGTCTGTCGGGCACTGGCGTTTGATTCGCGGCGATCGTCGCAAGGGCCAGTCGCTTGGGCTGGACGAGATCGAGTTTCACCTAGGCAGCGCGCCGTTGCACATTGTTCCAGTGGCGGCGGGCAGTGGCGGTCGCGGCGCGGCGAAAATCATTGTCGGCATCACGCTCGTCGCAGTCTCGATCGGCTTTGCGGCAGCTGTGCCGTTTGGTGCGGCGGCAGGATCAAGCGCAGGCGCGCTCGGGCTGACGTGGGGAGCTGAAGTCGTGCCAGGACTGCTCACTGCGGGCGGCCTTGCGAAAGCAGGTGCGGCGCTCGTGTTTACAGGCGTCGCGGCGCTGCTTTCGCCACAGCCCAAAGCGCCCAACTACGGTGCGACTGAGCGGCGCGAGTCGTATCTGTTGACTGGGCCGACTAACGCTACAGCGGAAGGCGTGCCGGTGCCGATCATCTACGGCCGGTGCCGCGTCGGTTCGGTGGTCGCATCGGTCGGCATAGACGTCGAGGACTGGGGCGCGGTTGGTAACTCTGGGCCGCCGCCTAGTGGTAAGCTTGGCGTCCTAGCATGGGGCAAGACGTGACGACGGTGATCCGTGGTCGCGGTGGTGGCGGTAAGGGCGGTGGCAGCCAGCCGACACCGCGCGAAGAGCCGAACACGCTGCGCGCTGAGGCAACGGCGCGCATCATCGACGTGCTTGGCGAGGGGCCGATTGTCGGCCTGGTGAACGGCCCGCGAAGCATCTACTTCGACGGCACGCCGCTTGTTAATCCGGACGGGTCGCCGAACTTCAAGGGCGTCACGTGGGCGCTGATGGCAGGGCTGCCGGACCAGGAGCCGCTGCCAAGTGCCAGCGCAACAGAAACCGAAGTCGCGGTCGGTGTCCGCGTTCGCGCAGACACGCCGGTGGTGCGAACGATCACCAGCACGCCGCTCGACGCGGTGCGCGTCAAGATTCGCCTCCCTGCGTTGTCGAGTGTTGATCAGTCCAGCGGGAGCATCTACGGCACGTCTGTCACCATTGCGATCGACGTCAAGACCAACACTGGCGCGTGGACTGAAGTCAGGCAGGACACGATCGCTGGGAAGTGCACGTCGCCTTACGAGCGCGAGTATCGTATTGACCTGCCGCCGGGCGGTGCGCCATGGCAAGTGCGCGTGCGCAGACTCACGCCGGATAACGATACGACGACGACTCTTCAGAATGAGACGTGGTGGTCGTCCTATACGGAGGTCCTGGACTGGCGGCTGTCTTATCCAGACACAGCGTATATGGGCTTGGCGGTTGATGCGGCGTATTTTTCGACGATCCCGAAACGGGAATA